GCGATGGAGTTGGCAAGCGCGCAGTAGAAGCGGTTACGGGCATTCAAAATTACACGCTGATGCGGATCGCCAATGGAACGCAGCGCCGCATCCGCCAAAGCACAGAGTGCAAAATCCTGGCCGTCACCGATGGCGCACTGTCGGATGGCGCGCAGATTTCGGCGCAACTAACCATTGCACAGATCAGGGGATTGCTGGCGCGCGGTTACACGCTAAAGGCCCTCGAAACACAGATGGGTGATCGTATTCAGTTTCTCGATCAAAAGCTGGTCACAGCGAGAACGGCTCTGCGGGTGCAGCGTCTCTGCGACTCGCTCACCGGCGCTGATAGCGTTGCCCGAATGATGAAACTATCCGCGCGCATCCTGTTTCTCAAAGGCCAGGAAGAGAGGGCCGCTTAGATGGCACTCAGAGCTGTGCCGGATCATCCGAAATTCGCAGAGCTGCAAGCCCGGCTCAGTCTGCCGAAATACGCTGCGCTGGGGCTGCTGGAATCGATCTGGCATTTTACCGGGAGATATGCGCCGCAAGGCAATATCGGGAAATACTCAGATCAGGCAATCGAAAGCTGGCTGGGCTGGAATGGTGAGCCTGGCACCGTGATCCCGGCGCTCACGGGCGCTGGCTGGATCGATGAAAATGCCGATTACCGGCTCATCACCCATGACTGGCACCGCCATGCCGACAATGCCACGCGCTTGGCTCTTAAACGTAATCAAACCACATTCTGTATACACGGCGTGCCTACACCGTGCGCACGCCGTGCCGACAGCGACGGTCAAAACGAGAATTTGACGTTACTACCGGGGGCAGGGGCAGGGGCAGTACCGGGGGCAGGGGCAGGGGCAGGGAAAAAGACTTGTGCGGCGGCAAGCGCCGCACCGGCGCTCGATCCCGATGGTGAGCCTTTGATTCTTCCTTTGATAACCGGCGATAACTGGCCGGCGCCAGCAGAGCTGTGCTTGCAATTAGCCAAGGCATATCCGGCAACCAACGTGCTGAATGAGCTGCTGGCGATGCGGGCCTGGCTGAATGCGAATCCAAAAAACAAGAAAACCCCACGGGGCATCAATCGATTCATCGTGAGTTGGCTGAGCCGCGCACAGGATCGCGCGCGCCCGGCAGGAGCAGATAGCAATGGATACCGCAATCGTGGCCAGGCCCGCACAGACAGCAATCTCAACGCGGCCCGTGTTGCAGCGCAACGAATGGCTGCTAGGGCAGTTGATGGTGCTGGCTGAGGCGCGCGGCGCTGAGGTAAGCCCGGAATGCCTTGAACTGTACGCCACGGCGCTGGGCGAATTTCCCGATACCGATATTCAGGCGGTGATCGTGAAAGTTGCCAAAACCAAGCGCGGCGAGTTTGAGAAACCCTGGCCAGCTTTGGGCGATCTGATTGAGCCGCTGGGTTTGATGAGACGGCGGCGGCGCGAGGCAGAGCATGAGGCGCGCGAATGGCTGGCGGAGATTGAGCAATTCTGGCGCTTGATGCCGGAATGGATAAGCGAAACCGGAAACAGCGAAGAGGAATTACTCAGCCGTTTTCCACGATTCAAAGGCACGAAAGCGAGGTAAGAAATGCAGCAATCAAAGCTGGATGTGAGCAAGTGGCAAGCCGGGCGGCGTCCATTCCGTTACGCGCCCGCGATGTGGTTTTTCTATCGCATGATTCAGGTGGCGTTTCTCGATGCGCGCGCCGCCGCCGTGGAAGAGCCAAGCGACGATGCAATCCTGGCCCGCGATTGGATCGCGTGCAGCGTGGCCGCGCCGCCGAAAGTGAAATGCGATTTCGTGAGTTTCCCGCAATGCTGCGCGGTGCTGGGCCTCGATCCCGATGTGGAGCGCATTGCTCTGTTGGACATGATCGATAAGGCCATCGATCTGGATACCGATGCGACCTGGGCGCGGCTGGCGGAGCTGAGCGCACGTGAGCCGCTTGACGATCTTGAGCCGCTTTTCGATGCGCCGCGCATCGTTCCGGCGCTCGATCAAATTGCGCTGTTCTGAGCATATCCGTGACATCACGGAAATGGTCGAAGTGAATGGAAAAAGATGGAAAGCGAGGATGCGATGCCACTACTGCAATTCAAGTGCGCCAAGGGCCATATCAGCGAACGGCTCTATTCACCGTTCATGGCTCCGAAAGTGCAAACCACGCAATGCGATGAGTGCCGGGATCGGGCAGAGCGGATCGTTTCAGTTCCGGCCCCGGCGCAATTCACCGGCTCTGGCTTTTACGCAACTGACTACAAAGGCAAACCATGACGCTGCGCACAGAGGCATTGCTCGAAACGCCGTGGCCGGTGATATGCCGGGTCGATAGGATTCTTGGCAGACTCAGATGGCTGGCGGAAACAGCCACCACGCGCGCGGCCATAAACCCCGCTGAGTTTGTAATCGAAAAGATCACCGCAGAGGAATCACTCGCCCCGTTGCCGATCAAGCAACGCCGCATCCTGATGCTCGGTTATGGCGAGGGATACACGCAGCTAGAGATTGCTTTGCTGCTGGGCAGCAGTGTGCGCACCATCGTATACCATCACGCGGCGGCGCTCAAGAGGTTGGCAAGGGTTGAAATGGCCCGCGCGGAACGGGCGGCATGATGAGATACCTTGCGTGCTCAATCTTGCTGCTGCTGGCCGGATGCAAAACCGTGGCGACACCTACGCCGCCGGTGGCTCCGCCGGTTACGCCGCCGGTGGTTGCACCGCTGAATCCGCCGATCCCATCCGCCGCCGTGCCCGTGGCTATTTATTACGATTACGATTTTCCGAACGCATTCATGCTGTGCGTTCCCCAGGCACCGAACGGGGGAGATGGGATTGACTTTTGGTGTTGGTATCCGGCCAGCACGATCACGGTGGGGCCGTGACGGCGGCGCACGCGGCGGATGCAACACGGCAGCTCTTGCATGAGTTGCTTGAGGAGCGCGCGGCCATCATCGAATTCGATGGCAACGTGACGCGCGCTGAGGCAGATCGCATGGCCTGGCTGCAATACCACGAGGCGTGCGAACGGCGGCGCGCAGAGCGCCAGAAAGCGGGCAAGTGAGATGGGCGAAGTGACAGGCATCACATGGACAGATCACACGTTCAATCCCTGGCTGGGATGCACCAAGGTTTCGCCGGGCTGCGCGCACTGCTATGCAGAGCGCGATTGGATGAAATATCACGGTGCCTCGATATGGGGCGCTGGCATTCCCCGGCGCGTCACTGGCGATGAGTATTGGAAACAGCTTGGCCGGTGGAACAGAAAGGCGATCAAGGCCGGTGAGCACCGCCGCGTATTCTGCGCATCGCAAGCGGATGTGTTTGATGAGGCCGCGCCGGTTGCCGCGCAATGGCGGCTGTGGCGTGAGATTGAGCAGTGCCCGCAGCTTGAGTTTCTGTTGCTAACCAAGCGCCCGGAACAGTGGCGCGCGCATATCCCGATGCACTGGCGCAAGAGCTGGCCGCAGAATGTGCGCCTGGGATTTACGGCTGAGGATCAGCAGCGGTGGGATGAGCGGTATGAGATTGCCGCAGAATTCAGGATGCAGTGTGAGAGCGAAGCGATCCTGCCATTCTTTGTGAGCTGTGAGCCGTTGCTTGGACTCATTGACTTTCATCGCACCACCGGGCTTGTGCCGCCTGGGATCGGCTGGGTGATCGCGGGCGGCGAGACAGATGGCGGCCAGGGAAAGGCGCGGGCGATGCGGCTGGAGTGGGCGCGGGAAATCAGGGATCAGTGCAAGGCCAGCGGCGTGCCGTTCTTTTTCAAGCAATGGGGCGAATGGGCACCCACCGGCGATCCCGGCATTTATGGGGCGGCTGGCTATGCGCAGTTGCAGGGCATGAACTACGTGGGGAAGAAAGCCGCCGGATGCTTGCTCGATGGGGTTGAATATCACGAATTTCCGCAGTTTGCGTGATTCGGATATTTTCTCTCTCTAAAAGTGAACGGCATCACAAAACAAAAGATTTCTTGCGCGGTTGCCGGAAATGAATACACGAATGAGTACAGGGGTAAAGAAATTGGCGCGTATTTACTATGAGCACGCGGGCATCACGATCTATCACGGCGATTGCCGGGAGATTCTTGCGGGGGGGGGGATCGTGGCTGACTTACTCCTCACCGATCCGCCTTATGGTATCGGCAAAGACGGGCAGGATCGCAGTACCGGCGGCCACGGGGGCCGGAAAGCATACGAGTTTCTAGGTTGGGATCAATCCCGGCCCGATAAAGAGCTGTTTGCGTTGTTGCTCAAAGCCGCGCCAATTCAGATCATTTGGGGCGGAAACTACTTTGCAGACTTGCTCCCCGCAACAGGTAAATGGCTGGTTTGGGACAAAGGGCAACGGATCAATCAATCAGACGGTGAGCTGGCGTGGACCTCGATGGATGGGGCGCTGCGCATCCTTACCCTCAATCGTTGCGTGCTGGCGAAAGATGTGGCCGTGCATCCCACGCAAAAGCCTCTCGCTCTGATGCAGTGGTGCATTAAGCAAGCCTACCGGCCCGGCATGACGATCTGTGATCCGTTTATGGGATCTGGTTCCACGTTGGTTGCTGCGAAAAACATGCAATGCAGCGCCATCGGTATTGAACGTGAGGAGCGTTTCTGCGAAATCGCAGCCAATCGCCTTCAACAAGAGACACTTTGGGGCGAAATGGCGTGCTGACAGCCAGCAAAATCCGGGCGCTTGAGCCGCGATCTAAACCGTGGATGATCGCAGACGGCAATGGTCTGTGGCTTGAAGTGCGCCCCACGGGCAGACTGTTGTTTCTTTCGCGCTATACGCTTCGCGGTAAGCCCGGCAGGCTCAACCTGGGCCGATTCCCCCAGCTCAGCCTCACAGACGCAAGGCAGAGGCATTCTGCGCTGTTGCTGGGCGTTAAAATCGGCGTTTCGCCCATCGAGCAGCAAAAGGCGGAAAGGTTGCGCGCAGAGCAGGGCATGACGGTGCGGGAATTCGCTGAGCAATTCATCGAGCGCCAGGTTTCCCGTGTGCGCAAAGACGTGAGGCCGATCCGGCGGTATTTCGAGCGCGATGTTTATCCCGTGATCGGCGCAAAGCCGTTTCATGCCGTCACCGTTGACGATCTGCGCGGTATGATCCTTTCGCGCATTGACGCCGGGCACGAGCAAGCGGCGCTGGCGATCCGCAATCTGCTCAAACGGTTTTGGGATTATGCGCTGATGCGCGGACTGGCCGATAAGAACGCGCTGCAAGCGATCCCGGCGAAGTTTGTGGCGCAAGTGAGCAGCCGCAGCCGGGCGTTGACCGGCGAGGAGCTGGGCGCGTTCTTGCGCAGCCTCGATGCTGCGCGCTTGCGGCCAGCCCTGAAAACCGCGCTGCGGCTGATCTTGCTCACGCTCACGCGCAAGAGCGAAGTAAGGCTGGCGCACTGGGAAGAATTCAACCTGCAAACCAAGGAATGGACACTGCCAGCCGCGCACAGCAAGATGAAAACGCCGCTTGTGATCCCGCTGAGCCGCCAGGTGATCGGGCTGCTAGAGCTGCTGCGGCCCGCAGATGAGCGGCACGGCTTGCTGTTCCCGATGGCTGGCGCGATCTATACGCCGATGGCTGCGGCCACACTCAACCGGGCGCTGGAGCGCGTGCCCGTAAAGATCGAGCATTTCACCGTGCACGATCTGCGGCGCACAGCGGCAACCAACCTGGCAGAGCAGGAATACAGCGCCGATTGGATTGAGAAAGCGATGAATCACAAGCTGCGCGGCGTGCGCGGCGTCTACAACAGAGCGCAGTATGCAACCCAGCGCAGAGAGATGCTGCAAGCCTGGGCAAACTGGATGGATGAAAGGCAGAGAGAACAATGAAAGCGAACGTGTGGGCAGTATTCCAATGGCAGAAATCGCCTTATTTTGAGCAGTTAATGCCATGCGTTGTGGGCGTGTTTGATGATCCAGCAAAGGCAGATGCAGTATGCACAACTGAGGATCATTACATCTTTCCGCTCACATTGAATGAAGATCAAAACGGGGCACCCACGTTGCATCCGGCGGCTTATTACCCGCGATGCCAGCAGCGCACAGACGAATGCCAGCGCGATGCGGAGATTGAACGCGCCGAATTAGCGCAGATCGGCACGGCAAGGGCATAACAAAGCTAGAGGGCGGCTGCGGGTTGCATCGGCTTGCGGGCTGGATGCGGATAACCACATTCCCACACGGGCCAGCCGCTTACTCTACTGAGGAGATTGATCGAGAGCTAACTAACACAGCCTCTAAGGCTTAGCGCATCACAGCAAGATGGGCCTCAGCAGCATCGGCCTCGCGGGTCCTTCCGGCGAACCCACCGGCAGGGGGTGACGCGCCGGCCCACGTGTGCCCTAGCGCCAGGGATTTTTAACCTCATTTCCGTTTCCGCTCTATGGCAAAAGACGAAAGCCCGAAAAAATACTCCGCTCTCACGGTTGCAGACGTGGCGGAGTTGCTTTGCGTTACGGATCGCCAAGTGCGCAACTGGATCAATGACAATGGTTTGCCAGCAAGCAACGATCCGCGCGGGCGCACGCTCGATTGGCCGGTAACCCTCAAGTGGTATGTGTCTTATCAGATCGCCAAAATTGCCGGAACCGGCGGAAATCAGCGCCCCGGAAATGGCCTCGATGGGCCGCAAGAGACTCTCGATGAGGCAATGCTCCGCAAGGTATGCGCTGAGGCCGATCTAAAAGAGTTGCAACTCGCCCGCGAACGGGGCCAGGTGGCCGCCATCGCAGACGTTGAGCGCGTGCTCACATCGGCTAACAAGTCAATTCAAACCCGCATCCTTGCCATGCCAGCCGCCCTGGCTCCGCAGCTCATGGGGATCGAGGATCGCGCCCGCATCAATGCCATCCTCACGCGCAATTGCCGGGAAGTGCTCACCAACCTGGCCAGCGTTGACGCCGTGTTGCAATCGCGCACCGCCCAGCCAGAGAGTGAAGAGGAATAATGGCCCGCGTGGCTTACGTTACATCGGCTGAGGGTCTTGATGCGCTGGGCCGCGCTTTCCGGGCCGGGCACCGCATCCTGTTGCCGCCGCCCGATCTGACTCTTTCAGAGTGGGCCGATAAATTCGCATACATCCCAAAGGAATCCGGCGCGTATCCCGGCAAGTTTCACACCGACTTTGCGGAGTATCAGCGCGGGCCGCAAGACGCGATCACCGATCCTGAAATTGAAACCGTGATCTTTCAATGGGCCGCGCAGAGCGGTAAGAGCCAACTGCAACTCAACGCCATCGGCTTTTACTCCCATTGGGACCCATCCCCGATCCTGGCTGTGCAAACCTCGCTCAGCGAGGCGGAGAAATACTCGAAAAACCGCATCGCCAAAATGATCCGCGATACGCCCGTGCTGCACAAGCTGTTCCCCAGCCCGCGCACGCGCGATTCGGGCAACACGCTGCTCAACAAAGAATTCCCCGGCGGCGTGCTTATCATCGCCGGTGCCAACGCCCCGGCGGGCCTGGCCTCGATGCCGATCCGCATCCTTGTGCTCGATGAGGTTGACCGCTGGGAAGATTCCGCCGGGACTGAGGGCGATCCGGCGGATATTGCCGACAAGCGCACCACTACTTTCTGGAATCGCAAAAAGCTGTGGGCCTCAACGCCGGGCGTCAAACATCTATCGCGCATTGAGGCCGCGATGGAATCGAGCGATAAGCGGCGCTATTACGTGCCCTGTCCGCAGTGCGGCGAGATGCAAACGCTCGACTGGCCCCGGCTCAAATGGCGCTCAGAGGATAACGGCCCCGATTCCCGATCCCGCGTTGCGGATTTCTATTATGTTTGCGTCAACGGCTGCGAAATCCGCGAACGCTCTAAGCACGAGATGATCCGCAAGGGCGAATGGCGCGCCACGGCTGAGAGTCACGATGGCAAGACAGCGGGATTCTATCTTAACGCGCTTTATTCCCCGGTGCTCGATTGGAAAAAGCTGGTAGAGGAATGGCTCGATGCGCAGAATTCTCTTGAGCGCATGAAAGTGTTTATCAACACACGCCTGGCTGAGACGTGGGAAATCCGGGGCACCGGCGCAAACGTCTCAGAGCTGGAAAAACACAAAGAGGATTTTCAAGAGTTATTGCCGCCTGGCGTGCTCTATCTTACCGCTGGCGTGGATACCCAGGATAACCGCCTCGAATGTTCCGTGGTTGGCTGGGGCGAGGCCGATGAGCGGTGGGTGATCGAGCATCAAGTGTTTCCCGGCGATCCATCCTTGCCGGATTCGGATGAGCACAGCCCGTGGGCGGCGCTGCGCGAATTCCTTTTGAGCGAATGGCCCCACGCTCTGCGGCCACCCATGCGCATCGCGGCGGCGCTGATCGATTCCGGCGGCCATCACAC